GGCATGGGTTGATTCGTGCCCCGATTTTTTTCCAGCGGCAGACTTGTAAGTACCTTACAAAGCCCAGATGCCTTGCGCGGCAAGGGCCTATGACATGGGTCGGTTAGCCGTCGCTTGTCACTTACGGCGGCTGTAAGCTGGCCTTACAGATCCGTTAGGCATGGCTAAGGGCCCGATAATCCCAGACAAGCTCGAACGATGGCCCGTCGAGCGGCTGGTGCCCTACGAGCGCAACGCCAGAACGCACAGCCCTGAACAGCTGGCGCAGATCGCGGCCAGCATCGTTGAGTTCGGCTTCACCAATCCGATCCTGGTGGCCAGCGATGCCGGGATCATTGCGGGCCACGGCCGGCTGGAGGCTGCCAAGAGCTTGGGCCTGCCCGAGGTGCCGGTGGTCGTCCTCGATCACCTGACGCCAGCGCAGCGCCGGGCCTATGTGATCGCCGACAACCAGCTGGCGCTGATCTCCGGCTGGGATGACGAGCTGCTCAAGGCCGAGCTTGCCGAGCTTGACGGGCTTGAGTTCGATCTGACCTTGCTGGGCTGGGGGGAGGACCTGCCCACCTTCGCCGAAGATCCTGACTACTCTGCTCTGGAGGAGCTGAACGATCCCACTGAGGAGCTTGCTGATGGCGTAATGAAAGCCATTCAGGTTGAGTTCCGTCCTGAGGATTACGAAGAGGCCAAGTCCCTTGTCAGTGCAGCCCGCAAGCGTGGCGACTACATCGGGATGAAGCTCATCGAGGCGCTTTCCTCATGAGGCTTCTTCAGGATTCCATCGACGGCATTCGCTTCTATCACAGGCCAGGTTTCAGCGATCTCAAAACCTTCGAGGAGGTTGTGGGACGCAAGATCTACCTGAGGCACGGCCTAAAGATCCTTCCTGGCGAAAAGTGGATGGACTGCGGCGGCAATGTCGGAGCCTTCACACTCCTTGCCTGCTCGCTTGGCGCCGAAGTCACCGTCTATGAGCCGGATCCATTCAACGCTGACATGATCGAGCGGAACCTAAGGCTCAACGGCTTCAGCGCAACGATCAAGCAAGCGGCTCTTGTCCACGATGATCGCGAGAGCGCCATCTTGCACATCGGCAACAGCAATCAAGTCTGGCGCAACTCGATCGTGACTAGGTGGAACGAAAAAGGCATCAGGGTGCCCTGTCTGAACTTCGATCACGAGGCTCGGTCTTTCGACTGCTGCAAGATGGACATCGAAGGCGCCGAAATGCCAATCCTTGAGAACACCGGCGCCGTATTCAAGAAGCTGGTCTATGAGTGGTCATTCGACGTAGATCCTTCGTTGCCACGCATACGCCGCGTGATTGAACGACAACAACAGCTCTACAAGGTCAAAGTCCGCTCCATCTGCCTTCCCGGCGCCAAAGGCGCTGTCTGGAAAAACAGCTGGTTTCCTCTCTGCACAGACGTTACCTGCACAGCGCTATGACCCTTCCGATCATCACTCTCAACCCTGTCCAGCCTGCTCTCACAATCGGTGATCAGCCAGGGACCATCGAGCCAAACATCCTTCATTCCTGCGTCCTTGCGGATCCTGATGGGTCTGTTGTCGGCCTGTTCCTGAAAGAGCTGCCAGATGACCTGCGCAACTTAGTGAACATCGCTGATCGTGAGTGCATCTCTGATCGCGTCCCAAAGACATCCATGGTTCGTGCCTCTGGTGTCACGCAGTATTCCTGCATCCTTGGCAGCGTGCCGCCAAAGCCGCACCTACGGCGCTCCTACGGTTCTCGATCATCGGTCCACAGCAAGCCTTCCGCTAAGACCTTTGTGCGGGCGATGAATGCTGCAGGCGAACGGGCATTCCGGCTCTGTGCTGAGATCATCCCCACTGTCACGCAGCATCATGTCGCCAAGGTCAACGAGCGGATTCCGACTAAGTGGCGCTTCGCTGATCACTTCTCATCCACCATCTCCAACTGCAACATCGCAGCCGCGATTCATCGCGACAACGCCAACGTCAAAGGCGCGATCAACATCATCATCACCAAGCGGCGCAACAGTACTGGCGGCAACCTGCACGTCCCGGACTATGACGCCACCTTCGACATGACCGACAACTCGCTACTGGTCTATCCAGCTTGGCGAAACAGCCATGGAGTCACCCCGATCATTCCCACCTATCAAGGCGGCTACCGGAACTCACACGTCTGGTATGCGCTCGACAGCTTCCACGGCCTGGAATGAATCTGCAGGCCTACGCCGCGCATCGCAAAGCGAAGGGCCTGCGCGGCACCAGTCACGTCGCTGTCCTGCAGGCGATCCAGGCCGGCCGGCTCACTGAGCCTGCGGTTCAGAAGATCGACGGCAAGTGGTTCATCGACCCTACGCTCGCCGATCTGCAATGGGCTTCAAACACTCAGAGCCGCGTCACCACAGACACGCCAAAGGAGATTGCAACCGAGAAGTTGATGAAGGCCGGCCCAACCATGGCCGAAGCCCAGCGAGCCAAGGTCGTCTACCAAGCCGAGCGCGAGCGCTTGGAGGTGATGAAGCTCAAGGGCGAGCTGGTATCTGCTGCTGAGATCAAGGCCGCGGCCTTCAACGAAGCACGCCGCGCTCGTGATGCGCTGATGACGCTGCCTGATCGCCTGGCTGCCCAGGTGGCTGGCACCAGTGACATCAGGCAATGCCACACGATCCTCACTGAAGAGATCCGCGTGATCTGTCGCACTATCTCGGAGTCGTCTGATGCTTGAAGGCCAGTCGATCTATGCACCTGCCTATCGCGATGGATGGATACCACCGGACCCGATGACTGTTGCCGAATGGGCCGACCGCTTTCGTGTTCTGTCCTCGAAAGGATCAGCCGAGCCTGGCCCCTGGCGCACAGATCGCACGCCGTACTTGCGCGAGCCGATGGAGTGCCTGAGTCCCAGCAGCCCCTACCGGCGTGTGGTGCTGATGTTCGGCAGCCAGCTGGGCAAGACCGAGGCCCTGTTGAACTGGCTCGGCGCGATCATTCATCTGTGGCCGGCGCCGACGCTGCTTGTGCAGCCAACGCTCGACATGGCTAAGCGCCTCAACCGTCAGCGCCTGGAGCCCCTGCTGCGCGAAACGCCCGTGCTGGCCGAGCTGGTGGCACCGGCCCGGGCCCGCGACAGCGGCAACACGATGTTTCTCAAAGAGTTCCGTGGTGGCATGTTCGTGCTGTCCGGAGCCAACAGCGCAAGCGGCCTGCAGTCAATGCCCGCGGCCTACCTGCTGGCCGATGAGGTGTCCAGCTATCCCTTCGAGGCCGACGACAAGGGCGACCCGCTTGAGAACGCCGAAGCCCGAACCTCCACCTTCCCGATGGGCAAGGTGCTGATCACCAGCACCCCAGGCACCCGCGGCATGTGTCGCATCACCCACGAGTTTGAGGCTCGCAGTGACCGGCGACATCTTGCCATGCTCATGCCCTGCTGTGGTGCGCTTGAGGTGCTGCGCTGGCGCGAGCACATGAAATGGGACACACCTGATGGTGAGGTGTTCGCGCAATGCCCTGCCTGTGGTGAGCGGGTTGGCGAAAACCACAAAACATCGATGCTCACTGGTGCGCAGTGGCAGGCAACGGCAAAGGGCGATGGCATCACCGCAGGCTTTCACCTGCCGGCCTGGTACGCGCCGGCCGGCTGGACCAGCTGGGGGCAGATCCGCGATGAGTTCTTGCGGGCCAAGACTGACCCGCTGTTGCTCAAGGGCTGGGTAAACAAGCGAGCCGCTGAAGCCTGGGAGGACGAGGCCGTGGCCGCTATCAATGCCGATGGCTTGATGGCAAGGGCGCAGGCTGATAGTTACAGCAGCGGCACCTGCCCTGAGGGCGTCACCCTCCTGCTGATGGCGGTGGACGTGCAGGACACCTGGCTAGAGACCACCGTCTGGGGCTTTGGCCGCGGTGAGGAGATGTGGCGCATCTGGCATCAGAAGGTTGAAGGCAGCCCGGCGTATGACGAGGTGTGGCAGCAGATCGACAGCATCCGCAAGACGCAATGGCCCCGTGAGGGCGGCGGCATCCTGACCGTGCGCCACTGCGCCGTTGATACCGGCGGCCACTTCACCCAGGAGGCCTATGAATACTGCAGGGCCAGGGCATCCGAGGGCGTTGTGGCTATCAAGGGCAGCAGTACCAAGGCGGCGCCGGCCCTGGGCAAAGGCAGCAAGGTGGATGTGAACTGGCGCGGCCGCTTAATCAAACGTGGCCTCACCCTCTACATGGTTGGCGGCGACACGCTGAAGCGCACGATCTACGCCCGCCTGAAGAAAGACAGCACTGGCCCCGGCGCTATTCACTTTGGCAACGATGTGACTGAGGAGTTTCTGCAGGGCCTGACCTGTGAGCGACTTGTGCCCAAGACCGTCAAGGGCTTTCAAGTGCTCACATGGGAGAAGCCCAGCGGCGCTCGCAACGAGCCGCTTGACCTTTGCGTTTATGCGCTAGCTGCATTGGAGCTGGTCAAGCGCCGCTACAACCGGGCCACGATGTGGGATCAATTAGAGACCGCATCGCAACAGCAACGCGAATCACCAACCGATAAGCCCAAACAACAGCGGCGCAGATCAACGCAATCAGGCGCTAACTACGTGAGCGGTTGGTAAGTCTTACCCTTGGGGTGCTAGCCAGATGCAGAGGCCGTGACGATTCCTGCCCAGATCCGAGCTGGCGACACGGTGAAGTGGCGGGATGATGCTGGCCGCGACAATCTCGGCAATTCGATCGACAGCAGCAGCTGGTCGCTGACCTACTACCTGCGCACCAACACAGCAAGCGAAGGCGCAACAGTCACAGGCGTGGCCTACGGCCTGGGCTGGGAGTTCACCATCTCAGCCGCCACCAGCGTTGGCTTCGATGCTGGCACTTGGTACTGGCAGTCGGTTGCTCAGCAGGGCAGCGAAAAACTGACCCTCGGCGCTGGCCAGCTTGAGGTGTTGGCGGCCCTTGAGTACAGCGGCACCCCTGGGGCCTTTGATGGCCGTACACGGCTAGAGCAAGATCTCGAAGCCGTTCAGACTGCGATCCGCACGCTGATCAGCGGTGGCGCAGTCAAGCAATACAGCATCGCTGGCCGAAGCCTGACGAAATACGAGCTGAAGGATCTGTTGGCCCTAGAAAGCCAGTTGAAAGCGCAGGTCAAGCGCGAGCAGGCTGCGCAGCTGCAGGCCAACGGCCTGGGCAATCCCCATAACCTCTTCGTCCGCTTCTGATGGGCCTCCGTACACAGCTGCTGAAAGCCCTTGGCTTCCGCCGGCCCCGGCGCCGGATGTACGAAGGCGCCCGCGTCAGCAGGCTCACCAGCGACTGGATCGCCAACGGGACTAGCGCCGATGCTGAAATCAACGGCAGCCTGAAGCGCCTGCGCAATCGCAGCCGCCAGCTGGTACGTGATAACGACTATGCGCGGCAGGCAGTTAGGGCCGTCAAGAACAACGTGATTGGCACCGGCGTCCGCCTGCAGGTGCAGGTGCCGATGCAGCGCGGCGCTGGCCGGCTCGATCACACGGTGAACGATGCGATTGAAAAAGCCTGGAGAATGTGGGGCCGTAAGGAGACCTGCAACACTGCGGGCCGGCTGTGCTTCAACGACATCGAGCGCCTGGCCGTTGCCGCAATGTGCGAATCGGGTGAGGTGTTCATCCGCATCGTGCGGCGACCATTCGGCGGCGGCAACATCCCCTTTGCCTTGGATGTGATCGAGGCCGATCTGCTCGATGACGAATACACCGGCGTTAGCACGTTGCCGGGCAACGAATGGCGCATGGGCATCGAGCTTGACCCCTGGGGTCGGCCGGTGCAATATGCCTTCTTGACCAGCCACCCAGGCGACACCCCGTTCGCCCGGCCTGTGGCCGATCGCCACCAGCTGATCCCGGCCAACGAGATCATTCACCTCTACCAGCAGGAGCGCCCCGGCCAGACACGAGGTGTTCCCTGGTTCGCATCGGCAATCAAGCGGATGCACCATTTGAGCGGCTATGAGGAGGCCGAAGTTGTCCGGGCCCGCGCAAGCAGCGCCCTGATGGGCTTCATCACCAGCCCTGAGGGCGAGCTGCAGGGTGATGAGATCTACGACGGCGATCGCGTCAGCAACTTCGAGCCTGGCGTTTTCAAATACCTGGCCCCAGGTGAAAGCGTGTCAGTGCCGCAGCTCGATGCACCTGATGGGCAGTTCGAGCCGTTCCTGCGGGCCATGCTGCGAGCAATGGCCAGCGGCCTGGGCTGCAGCTATGAGACCATCTCGCGCGACTTCAGCCAAACCAACTACAGCAGCAGCCGGCTCAGCCTGCTGGAGGATCGCGACAACTGGCGGGCGCTGCAGAACTACATGATCGAGAACTTCCACCAGCCCGTCTATGCGGCCTGGCTGGAGATGGCAGTGCTCAGCGGTGTGCTGCCCCTGCCGAACTATGAGTCGAATCCTGAGCGTTACCTGAGTGTGCGGTGGATGCCGCGCGGCTGGAGCTGGGTGGATCCGGCGAAGGAGGTCGATGCCTATGCGGCCGCGGTGCGCAACGGCTTCAAGACGCTGGCGGATGTGGTTGCCGAAGGTGGCGGCGATCTCCAGGATCTGCTGCGTGCCCGTAAGGCTGAGCTGGAGTTGATGGAGGAGATGGAGCTCACCTTCGACACAACGACGGGAATCGCTGAAGCGGAACCAGCTGAAGAGGCTGCGCCTGCTGCGCCTGCAGCCCCTGAGCAACCAGACCCTGATGAGGAGGATGATGGCGACGAAGAAGAGGATGATGCGAACGAGGTCGAATAAAGTTGAAGAACCGTGCGGCGCTAGCCATGGATGACATCTCGCGAGACCTAGAAGGTCAGATCCTCAAGAGGGCAGAGGTCACCGATTTTCAGGTGGCCGATGATGAGCGCACGATCGAATTCCCTTTCAGCTCTGAATACCCTGTCGCCCGGTATTTTGGCGAAGAGATCCTGAGCCACGAACGTGGCGCCGCTGATCTAACTCGCCTCAACAATGGCGCCCCACTCCTGTTCAATCACGACCCTGATCGCGTGATCGGCGTGGTTGAGCGTGGCTGGATTGATGAACAGAAAAAGCGCGGCTACGTGAACGTCCGGTTCAGCCGCAACGCCTTCGCTCAGGAGATCCTGGCGGATGTGAAAGATGGAGTTCTGCGCAACGTGTCCTTCGGATACCAGATCCGAGAGATGGATCAACGCGCTGATGGAGAGTTCGTTGCCACTTCGTGGGGAGTTCACGAAGTGAGCGTGGTTAGCATACCTGCAGACCCAACGGTCGGCGTCGGGCGTGCTCTTGACGCTCAACCCGCGGCCCCTGCCGCACCACAAACCCCTATACCTCAACCTGTGGTTGAAATGGACAACACCCCTGACATCTCAGTGGTGCGGGCTGAAGCGGCTGCCGAGGCTGCTAAGGCTGAGCGCACCCGAATCGCTGGCATCACTGCACTGACCGAAAAGCACGGCATGGGCGACCTTGGCCGTCAGCTGATCGAGTCTGGCCGCAGCATTGACGAAGCCCGCGCCGCTGTACTCGACAAGCTTGACGCCAAGCCTGTTGAGCCCGTCAAGCAGATCGAAATGGATCAGCGTGATGCTGCCAAATACAGCATCACCGCCGGCATCCGTGCCGCACTGACTGGCGACTGGTCTTCCCGCGATGCCGGCCTAGTGCGCGAGATGAGCCAAGAGGTTGAGCGCTCCGGCCTGAATAAGACCGCCCGCAATTCTTTCTTCGTTCCCTTCTCTGCACTTCGCGCCACCTACGTCACCTCTGGCGCAACCACAGGCGGCAATCTGGTCCAAACCGACCTGATGGCCGATGAGTTCATCGAGGCCCTGCGCAACAACTCGATCATGCTCGGCCTTGGTGTTCGCACCATGACCGGCCTGGTGGGCAACGTCGCGATCCCCCGTCGCGCTTCTGTGGCCAGCACCTACTACCTGGGCACTGAGACCACCGCGATCACCCAATCGGAATCCACTTTCGATCAGGTGACCCTCTCGCCGAAGAACCTGGCAGCCCTGTCTAAGTACAGCCGCCAGACCCTGCTGCAGGGCACCCCTGGCATCGAGCAGCTGGTCCGTCGGGACATCACCGACGGCATCAACCTGGGCATCGACCTGGGCATCCTCAACGGCTCCGGTTCCTCCGGCCAGCCTGAGGGCATCATGCAGACCACCGGCATCGGCTCGGTGGCCCTGGGCACCAACGGCGGCCCCATCACTGTTGAGGCTCTGGTCAATCTGGAAGAGCAGGTGCTGATCGACAACGGCGCCCTGAACCGTGACAGCATCGCCTACGTGACCAACGCGAAGGTGCTGGCTGAGCTCAAGAAGCTCCGCGCTGGTGGCTCCACCACCGGCGACGGCCCATTCCTGATGAACAATCAGCTCGATGCAATCGGCCGCGGCGCTACCCCCACTTCGGCCAACGGCTACCCGCTGTATGTCACCAATCAGGTTCCCAGCAACCTGACGAAGGGCACCAGCAGCGGCGTTTGCTCCGCAATGCTGATGGGCGACTTCAGCCAGGCCATGGTCGGCTTCTGGGGCAATGGCCTCGAAATCACCGTGGGCGAAGACAGCGACGACTTCAGCAAGGCTCTGACCAGCGTGCGCGGCATCGTCACCTATGACGTGGCCGTTCGTCACCCCGAGAGCTTCGCTGCAATCCTCGACATCACCACCTGATAGGAGAGGGGGCCGGGCAACCGGCCCTTTTTTGATCTGATGAAAGTCCTTGTCAAGCGCAGTTGTTGCGCCGCTGGCGGCCACCTTCAAGAAGGCGGGACCTACGAACTGGACACGCAGGTGGCACAGCAGTTGATCCGCATGGGTCGCGCTGTTGAGGCGCCCGCTGAAGTGAAAACACCAGTCAAAAAGGCAAAAGCCAATGCCGCTGACTGAAGATCTCGGCGCATTCTTCAACGACTTCGGCGTCAGCTGCACGGCTGGCGCCGTTTCTGCTTTGGGCATCCTGGACATGCCCTCGCAGGTTTTGGTTGGCGATCAGGTGCTCAGCACTGACTACACACTCACGGCCAAGGCCTCTGACTTTGGCAGCCTGGTTTACGGAGACGCGATCACTGTCGCTGGCGTGGCTTACACAGTGCGCGAGGCCAGACTGATAGACGATGGCGCACTGGTCGAACTAGGCCTGCAAAAAACATGACCGTCTACGGATCCTCCGGCGAGCTGAACCGGAACGTCTACCACTTCGCTGAGCTCACAGATCTGGGCTCAACCGAAGCCGTGATGGTGCATGGCTCGCATCTCACTTTCGTGCATCGCGTCACTGGCAACGTGACGATCCGAGATGAGGGATCGCTCGATGGCATCCATTGGTTCGCCATCGACACAGAAAAGTCGCACAGTCAGAGCGGCACTGATGGGCACTTCTATGAAGGCCGCGCTGTGCTGTACGTGCGTTCGACAGTGACCAGCGTCAGTGGGAGCGTTACCGTCAACATCAGCGTGATGTGCCACTGATGACGAAGCGCGAGCAAATCCTGGCGGCACTGCGCACTGCGCTGACTGGCACCGCTCAGGTGGGCACCAGGATCTACCGCAGCAGGGTGGAGCCCTTCACCCGTGGCGAAAGCCCGGCCATCGTCATCGAGCCGGTCAATGACACGGCGCAGCAGAACACCGCGCTACCAACGCTGGACTGGAGCCTCACGGTTCGGGTGGCGATCATCGTGCGCGGCAATGTGCCCGATCAGCTGGCTGATCCGATCGTGCAAAGCGCTCACGGCAAAATCATGGCCGACCTGACCCTTGGCGGCTACGCCATGGACGTTCAGCCTGTTGCCGTCAACTTTGAAATGATCGAAGCCGATCAGCCGGCCGGCGTTGTCAGCCTTGAATATCTCGTGCGCTACAGGACTAGCGTCACAGACCTCACGATTTCGTGATAGCTACGATGAGGCGAGACCCCGGCGTTCAGAGCCGGCCAATTCCTGCTGAGGCTGAGCCATGGCTCTGACACGCAAAGGCCTAATCATCGCGGCCAAAGAATCGACATACGGCACTGATGCAAGCCCCGCAGGGGCTGACGCAATCAAGGTGCTCAACATCAGCATCACACCCCTGCAGTCGGATGTGGTGACTCGTGAGATTATCCGGCCCTTTCTTGGCAATTCAGAGCAGCTACTGGCCAACCAAAGGGTTGAGCTCACCTTTGACGTTGAGCTGACGGGTTCTGGAGCTGCAGGCACTGCCCCCGCCTATGGCATCCTGCTGGAGGCCTGCGGCATGGATGTGGCCACTGTGGCCAGCACCAGCGTGACCTACAGCCCGCTGAGCGCCAGCTTCCCATCGGCAACCATCTACTACTTCAACGATCAGATCCGCCACAAGCTGACAGGTGCCCGCGGTAGCTTCACCATCAACGCTGAAGTGGGCCAGATCCCCACAATCAGCTTCACCTTCATGGGCATCTACAACGCCCCTGGTGATGTGACCCCACCGAGTACCACCTACAACGATCAAGCTGATCCGGTCATCTTCAAGGAAGGCAACACCACAGCATTCCAGTTGTTCAGCTATGCCGGCTGTTTGCAGTCGTTCTCGATGGATCTGTCCAATGACATGGTTTACCGCGAGCTGATCGGCTGCACCAAAGAGGTGCTGATCACCAACCGGGCGCCCAATGGCACAGTGGTCATCGAAGCTCCAACCATCACAGCTAAGGACTACTTCAGCGCTGCTGCTGGCTCGGATACTGGCAACCTGACATTCCAGCATGGCCAGACCGCTGGCAACATCATCACCTTCAGCTCGCCACAGACTGACCTGGGCAGCCCCACCTACAGCGATCAGGACGGCATTCAGATGTTGAATCTGCCATACATTGCAACTCCTACCGATGCCGGCAATGATGAGCTGGAGATTGAATTCACCTGATGGCTTTTGTTCTGAAGCAAGACGATCGCTTCACTTGGCCGATCAGCTTCGATGTGCCGGTTGATGGTGGCCGGCACCAACGCCAAACATTCGACGGAGAATTCCTCCGCGTTAGTCAGTCCCGCCTGCGGGAACTTGGTGAGGCAGTTCAGAACGAAGAAACCAGCGATCAAGAGATCGCCCGTGAAGTGCTGGTGGGCTGGGCCGGCATCACCGATGACGATGGCGAAGAGGTGCCCTTCAGTAAGGCAGCTCTCGATCGCCTGCTCGACATCCCGATGCTGGCCACCGCGATCGTGACCACCTATTTCAAGAGCCTGCAGGGGGCCAAGGCAAAAAACTAATTGGAGCCGCTGAGCACTGGGCCGCTGGCGGCGTTGACGATCACACGCAAGAGGATGCAGCTGCGTTAGGTGTGGCCCTGCCCGCCAGCGAAGATTCAAAACACTTCGAAGTGCTGCCCGAAAACTGGGAGTCCGTGCAGCTGTTCATCCGCTGTCAGACGCAATGGCGCACAAGCATGGCCGGCCTGATCGGGCTCGACTATGGAGCCGTGCATTGGCTCCTTAGACTTTACGAAGTAGAAGACCCCCGCTCTGTCCTGGAGGATTTGCAGCTCATGGAAGCGGGCGTCTTGAATGTGGTCAGCAAAAGGAGGCGATAGATGGCGATGAACCTCGACGCGCTGTTGCGCATTAAGGCGGACGTTCAAGGCGAGAACAACATCCGCAGGCTCGGCAACTCCATGCAGGGAGTGACCGGCCAGGTCAAGAATCTGCAGAACGCTGTCGGCGGTCTGGCTGGTGGTTTCGGCGTTCTCACTGGTGCATTGACTGCTTTGGCAGCTGGTGGCGCCTTGAAAGGTGTTGCCGATACGTTTGCCAGCTATCAGGCCGACATCCTTGCGCTTGAGAGGGGCCTCAAAAACTTGGGCAATGGCGCCCCCGGCAGCCTTGAGCCACTCAAGAAGATTGCCTCAGATCTTGGCGAGCAAACGCTCTTCAACGAGGAAGATTTCAACAAGGGCTTTGCCCTGTTGACATCTTTCGGCAACATCGGCGTTAAGCAATACGAGCGTGTCGCAAGGGCGGCCTCTGATGTCGCTCAGATCTCTGGCACCGACGTCCAGCAGGTACTGCTACAGCTTGCCAAGGCGTTGAACGCACCTACTCAAGGTGTTTCGGCTCTCGCTAGATCTGGTATCCAGTTCACAGACGCACAGAAGGATCTGATTAAGGAGCTTGAGAACACGGGCCAGGTGGCCAAGGCACAGGAGTTGATTTTCAAAGAGCTTGAGAAGCAATATGGCGGCGCTTCAGTGGCGGCCGCTGCTGGCCTTGCTGGATCACTCGACACGCTTGGGGAGAAGGTCTATGACGTCCAGAAAGGCCTTGGCCCCCTTATTGAAGACGCCCTAAAGCCTCTCATCGCAACGCTGACCACTGCGGCAGACGTGACTGGCAATCAGCTGTTGCCTGTGATCAACAGCCTGCCAAATCCTGTCAAGGCGTTTGCGTCGGCCCTTGTTGGCCTCACTGGCGGCTTTGTCGCTTTGAAGTTTGCAATGCAGGGCGTGATCGCAATCAGCACGTCAGCTGCGTTCGCCTCGCTGGTTGCTGCTGGCCCATGGATTGCACTGGCAGCAGGCATCACGGCGGCAGCTGTAGCGCTGGGCAGCTATCGCACAGAAAGCCAGAAGCTCTCACAATCTCTTGGCACAGCTGCAAAAGGGGGAGGTGCTGGCGATCTGGCAAAGGCTCGCAATCGCATCGTCGAACTCCAGCAAGAGATCAGCCTCGCTGAGTTAAAGCAATCACAAAGAGCTGGCACAGCCGGAGGTGGGGCGGGCCCTCGAAGCGCAGCAGGCACCAACCTGGCCAGCCTTAGGGCTGAGCTGGATCGGCTGAGAAGAGATGTTGCCGCCGGTGAGGCAGTCGCATCCAGGGTTCCCCCAGTTCTTGCTGGTGGCGGTGCTGACGGTGCTGCAGCTGCGGCAGAGGCAGAGAAAAAGAAAAAGGGCAAGACCGACGCAGAGAAAGCCGCCGAAAAAGCGGCCAAAGACTTCAATACCGCCTTAGAACGCGGCAATGAGTTGGCCGAAGATCTCAAGCGCCGCATCCGCGACGTCAACCTGAGCACTCAAGGCTTAGGCGAAACCGCGCGGCAGGCAATCGAGCGGGAATATCAAGAGGCTCTCAATAACGTCACAGACGAAGGGGAGAATCTCAAGCAAAAGATCCTCGAATTGCGGGAGCTGAGCGGCGATCGCCTGATGTTTGAAGGTCTGGTCAATGAGCAAGGGACCGGGCTAGCTCAGCAGTTTCTCAACGCACTAGGCCAGCAGGCCGACATTGACCGGCTCTTGAAGCTAGGTGAACTGCAGGCAAGCGAAGCAAAGCAGGCCGCGGCCGATGCTCTGGAGGCTATGGATTTTGGAGCTGAGGGCGGCTTCGCTAGTGGGCTGGCCAGCACAATTCAAGAGGCGCGCGATCGCCTAGATGAACTGGTAAACCCTCTCAATGTGGTCCGCGGTGCTGCTGAGAGCATGGGCCGCGCTTTCAGTGATTCATTCCGCGGTTTGATCTCCGGCAGCATGACCGCGAAGGAAGCGCTGGCAAATTTCTTCCAGGCGACTGCTGACGCATTCTTGGAGATGGCGCAGCAGATCATCGCTCAGTTGATCACGATCACGATCCTCGAATCGCTTTCCAAGATCTTCAGCAGCGCCAGCAGCTTGACCGGCGCTGGGGCTCTTGGCAGCTCTGGCGCGATCGACATCAGCGGCACCCCAGTATCCGGCGCAGGTCTTGGCCTTAGCTCATCAGTCGGCACACTAGGGGCCAACCCCTATCAACTTGGTGGTTTTCAGGCTGGTGGTTTCATCCCTGGCTTTGCTGCTGGCGGCATTGTCACCAGGCCCACCCTCGCCATGGTTGGGGAAGGTGGCGAGCCTGAGGCGATCATCCCGTTCTCAAAGATGGGCTCAGTGATGGCTGGCTTGGCCGATGGCCAGGGCCCTGCAGATGCCGGCTTCGCACAGCTTGGATCTGCCTCGATCCCCTTCACGAAGACCACTGAGCGGATGATGATGGAGCGCAGCGAACGCGAAACCATCGCAGCCCTCAACAATCCCAAGCCCTTGGATGTGCGTTATGAGTCGCAGGTGATCAACGGCGTCGAATACGTCACAGCAGAGCAGCACCGCAAGGGCATGACGGAGGCGGCAGAACGTGGAAGGACTCTCACCTTGGCAGCGCTGCAAAACTCAGTCAGAACCCGTAAGCGCGTCGGAATCGGCTGATGAATACCTTTGCCTTTGTCAACTACGCCAGGTTTCTGGAGCAGAACGGCACGCCGACCATCTACGCATACCAGAACTTCAGCATCAATCAATCGCGCGACTACTCAGGCGTAACCTACCTCTACGCCCCCTTCGCTTACACCCTTGGCGCAGGCAGTAGAGGCGGCGATCGCAGTGACTCCAGCCTGGTGGCCGGCCTTGATCAGCTGACGGTCAACCTGTTCGCTGAGGCCGTTCAGAGCCGCTGGCTGCTGGAGGTCAAAACCGTCAGCTTGGTGCCAGTCAACTTTGCCGATGACGTACTGGTGCGCACTGAGCTTTGGCGCATCGCACAGTATGAAATGGACACTGAGCGCATCATCCTGAAGCTCTCAAGCCCATTGGATGCCACCAAGAGCAATGTTCCGCGCAGGCGTCTGACTACCGGCCTTGTGGGGGCTCTGCCTAGCACCGGCAGCCTGGTTATCAGCTGATGGACTGGAAGCGTTGGATCGGCCTGCCACATGAGTTTGGAGCTGATCCTGAGCACGGCAAAGCAGCGGACTGCTTGCTGATGGTTTGGCACATCCTCGACGATGCCGGCATTGATCACCCAGAGTTCAACGGTTACTGGCTTGAGCTGGCCAGGCAGAAACGCTGGGGCGAGCTTGAGATGTTATGGAATGACGCAACGCTGCAGCTGGAGAAACCGCAGGAGCACGCAGTCACGCTATTCCGCAACGGCCCTGCAGGCCTTGGCGTCGGTATCGTTGTTGATGATGGGCTGCTTTTGGTGCATCACAAGCGTGGCGTTCGCTGGGTGCCGCTTTCTTACATGCCCACCCTTCATTTCTACGTTTTTCAATGATGCTGCCTTCTGATCGCTATCTAGCTGAACTGCTGGGGCTGACAGAAGAGCAGTTCGAGATTTTCCTGTGTGAGGTGCGGAAGCGGGCCAGCGAACAGCCTGAACCTGCAGTGGTCGCTGGCACTGAAGTGATCATTGCGATCGCGCTCAGCGTGATCAGCGTTGGCTTCCAGATCGCTGCCACATTCCTCAAGCCTTCCCTCCCTGACTCAAGTGGCGGCAGGCCTGCTCAGCTCAAAGAACGGGCCCGTGGGGGCCAGGCACGGACAGAGAACGAGCGCTTCACCCCTCGCTATGGCTTCGACAGCACTCAGGACATCACGACCCTGGGCAGCATCGTGCCTGTGGTCTATGCCCTGCGCGAAGCCATCTCTGGTACAACCTACGGCGGCGTTAGGGTCTCGACCCCAATGCTGTGGAGCCAGATCTACAGCCTTGGCGGTTCTCAGCTGTTGCGTGCGATCTTCCTGATTGGCGAGGGCCCAATCAGCGCCATAGATGCAGGCAACTTCGCATCAGGCGGCAACACACTCACCAGCTACGACTTCGGCAATACCGCAGCCAATCAAGTCGGCTCACGGCTGGCGGTCTATGGCCGCTATGACGGCGGACTGACTACCCGCATCGCTTCAGGGGATCAGATCTTTGGCCGCAATGCAGCGACTGATCCAGGCAACGCTGAGAACGATGGCGGCGGCGATGTTTTCAGAGTTTGGCGCAATGGCGCATGGCAGCCTGATTTCTGCTCAGCTACCCGCCCCAACAACCAGACCACCTTCGGCGTTTACGCCTTGTGTGGCAACGACTTTGGGATGCGCATCAATCCCATCTTTGCGCCACAGGTCCGCGCTCAGCTGATCCCTGAAGGCGATGATGGCGATGCCAAGGTGAAGTGCATCGTTGATGACGCGGCATGGGCGCAGCGGCTCAAGATGCGTGCATTCTTTGGATCGCGCAGCGGCATCACGTCTAGCGGGCTGGGGAGCATTGGCGGCTCCACCAGCTACACCCTCTTCGCCAGCAGCGATAAGAACACAGCCTTCAGCAGAGATCTGAAGAACCTGCAGAACACTAGCGACTGGGTGCTAGAGAAAAAGACGATCATCAAAGACGGCGCCGGCGTCTACACAAAGCCCAGCAGCAGACGCTGGAACAACATCTATGACAACACAAGAGACCAGTCAGCTTCCATTGCCACACTTGAAAGCAAGATCTCGACTACGGTCAACAGCGTTACGGTTGACGCCAATGGCAAGGGCAACCTGAATGTCACCATATCGTTCAATATCACCGGCTTCTACAACGACGACGATTCAACTGACACGATCAACGAAGACCTAGAAACTCTGAAGTCCGCGCGATTCCAGCTGAAGTGGCGGAATCCTCTCACCGCCAGTGATCCAGAGGATGACGTTGTCGTCAAGTACACATTGAAGGTTTTGGTAAGGAGCAGGACAAGGCAGCAGTTTGAAACAGGTGGCACAATCAGCGCCCCGACCCTGAATGTCACTACAAATGCAGATGGGCTGGTCACTGCCGTGAGCATTGCTGGCGGTGGGGGCACGATTTCAAACATCACCACCACGAACACCCGCTTCAGGCCGACCTTCAAGATCCGAGGCTCTGGCGTAGCCGCAGTTGACGAAACCGCAGCTTCGGTGATTTCCATCACTCGCGATCTCAAGTTCAACGCCAAAAAGGCCTACATCGAAAACGCAGGCGATGTCGCCTCTACTGTCGCAGGCCGCCAAAAGGCCTGGGACGATTCCCTCGTGATTGGCGAGCTCTACAAGATCGGTTCTGGCTTGGCCGTTTGCGATTCCCGCAGCCCTGGCGTTTTCATCTCTGAGGCTGACATCGCCAGCGGCAGCGGCAACCCGATCACAGCCACATTCAGAACGGTGCGCACAGGATCAGTCAGCACCAACAGCCAGGCGAACATCGAGACATCAGGCCTCACATGGGTCAACACCGATTTCTCGCTGCGCGAATGGCGCAACGTCGCAACGACAGACGGTCACATCTTGCGCTGTGCAATCGCCAGCATCTCCACAACACGGCCATGCCAAGGCGTTGAGCTTGGCATCCGTTCACGGCTAGGCATCCGCATCAGCGGACTCACGAACTTCCGCGAAGCGCTCAGCTACGAAGAGTGTGACAACAGGGCTTGCCTTGACTACAGGAACGACATTGTCGAACAGGGCAGCGTCCTCCAGACGGACGTCTACCAATCGAACATCCTGAGCGCCCCGGTTGAGCGTTACAGCTTCTTTGCGATCTACTACCGAGAGGCTGGTTCAGAGGCGGCTTTCACCAAGCTGAGCAATGCCTACGGCGTGCGTGGCGCAACGCAGCAGAACGTCTTCAACTACATCCAGTTGAACATGCCTTCGGTCAAGCAGTGGGAATTCCAGATCGAGCCCTACTCCGGCTATGAGGTGCGCAACACCAGCATCGGCAATCTCTACGTTCTTGAGGCAAGCCTTGGCACTAGGCAGACCGTTTCCGAGGTTGGTGGCGTCACTGTGGTTTTCGACGGCACCTCTATCACCAAATCAGCGGACACCTTCGCCATACCCACCGGCCGACGCGAACTGAGCAAGGGCACCCTCTCCTACCCACGAACAGACAACATCGACTTTCCCAACGGGGACTATTCCTACATCGACACCTGGGGCAAGCTCGCTGAGTCCTTCATCTTTGAAGAGATCAAGTCATCCGCTGATAGCGGCCCTGAGCATGAGGTGGTTTATGTGAATGAGATTGTGCCCAACAGCCCGGCCCCGGTCTATGACGACCTGGCCCTGGTGGGCATCAACGTGCTCTCTTCTGTCGAATGGCAGCAGTTTGGGCAGTTCAGCTGCTACGTGACCGGCGGCAAAACCTGCAGAAGGCTGCGGGCTGGCCAGACGCTGGGGCCTACCCACCTTTTCCCTGATGTGCTGCTCGATCTGATGACCAACACCACCTACGGCGCTGGCGATCTGATCAAGGACAGCATGGTCGATTTCGTTTCCTTCACTGCTGCGGCTGACTGGTGCTACAGCCGCAAATACTTCTTCGACGGTGTGCAGGCCGATCGCGTCAACCTGCGCCAATGGGCCGCCGATGTCGCAGCTGCCAATCTGCTGACCTTCGGCGAGGCTGACGGCAAGTTTTATCTCCGTCCGGCCCTGCAGTTCGATGCCGTGTCAATCAAAGGCCTATTCACCGCAGGCAACATCGTTGAGGGCAGCTTCAAGCTGCAATATCTCGAACCTGAAGAGCGGGAGCCGATTCAGGTCTCAGTCAGTTATCGGGAAGAGCGGGCCAGCAGTGATCTGAGCAACCCAGGCATCTTCCCAACTGAGCGTGAGGTGCTGGTGCGTGAGCAGGCCCCCAACGGCAGCGCAACCGATCCGATCGAATCGCTGGACCTGTCCGACTACGTGACAAATCGCCAGCAGGCGATCGACGCGGCCAAGTTTGTTGTAAGGATGCGCCGCATCCCAACGCATGTGATCAGCTTCCGCACTACCCACGAAGGCGCCCTGGCGAAGTTCGGCCCTAGCGACTACATCCGAGTGGCGATGGACGAAACCCAATATGACGAGTTCAACAATGGCGTAGTCACGGCGCAGGGGACTGTGGTCAGCACCAAACCGCTATTCCCTGGCACCTATGAGGTCATCGCATGGGATGGCACTGAAGGCAGCCCCCCAGTTGATACCAATCTCGTGATCAGCAGCGATGGCACAGCCACCCCTGCCGGAGTGGTATTCACGGTCAAGAAGGTTGGCACGCAAGTGCGCACCTATCAGATCGAGCGAGTGACGCCTGACGAAGAAGGCGCCTTTACGATTGAGGCGGTCCACATGCCCACGAATTCTTCGGGCGTGCTCAAGCTGGCCGAGGCGTTCGATGATGCTGGTAGTTGGGTGATTGAGTGATGGCTGTTGCATTCCCGAGCATTGAGCCCACCGGCCGGAACTTCACGGCACCGCGCTGGCCCACCAGTGGCCTGACTACGCAATCCGGCCTCACAACCCGCCGCCTATGGGGCAGCAAGCCAACCCAGGCTCAGCTGCAGCTGCAGTTCAACAACATCACAGACGACAACGCAGCACTGATCATCAAGGCATACAACGATGCCCAAGGTGCAACAACAGATCTCACCTTGCCAGCTGCAATCTTCAATGGCGCATCCACCAGTTTGAAGGCCTGGCTGGATACATCAGCAACTGGCGCCGGGATGCTTTGGTTCTTTACAGAAGAGCCTCCAACCCTTGAAAGCGTTGCGCCAAACCGATCCAGCGTGAGTGTGAGGCTTGTCGCCGAACTTAGACTGGCTTAAACCACCAGCGGACCGATGGCCGTCAAGACGAGCGCCACGGCGCTTTTAAAGTTCAAGCTGGGTGGGGCAGCCACCTACACAACGATTGCGAAGGTGCGAGACGTGCGCCTTGACATCACTCGCGATGCCCTAGAGACCACTGGCGTGGGGCAGACCGATCGCACTTATGCCTATGGCATCCGCGGCACAAGCGGCAGCGGCACGTTGCTCTACGACCCTGATGACACGGCAACGACCGATCTGATGCAGCAGATCCTGGAAGACAGCGCGACGCTTTCAGGCTTGCAGCTGGTACTCAATACCGGCGGCGCTGATGGCACGATTTCAGGCGATGCCCTGATCACGGCAGTTGGCCCAGGCGTAAGTGCAGGCGATCTGATCTCTGTGCCCGTCAGCTTCACGATCTCTGGCAAACCCACTGGATCCTTCTGATGGCACTGCTCGGCAACGGCGGCATTCTTGAGCTGAGCCGGGAATGGCCGGAGCCGATGGCGCTCGCCTCAACGGCGATCATCCACTCAACTACGCCAGCTCGCATCAATCTAGGCAACACTGACTACTGGACAGGCGATCGGATCGTTCTTAACTTTCCTGATGGTTCGCCATTCGCCGGAGGCAACCCGCCAGGCTCCGGCGTTTACTTCGGCGGCGTTTATGTGCTGAGCCAGGCCAGGCTCCATGTGACGGGTCCGAATGCCAACTATTACCAAGCCGATGATTCGGTCGCTTTTTACGACAGCAACCCAATCACTCCATTCACCTATGGCTACATCAACATCGATCCGCTTGGACGGATCAGGCTCTTCAGCACTGAGCTCGCGGCCTACAACTTAGACACAAGTGCCGAAATTCCGATCAATCCTTTCTCAACGATCAATTTCGTGGTTGCTCGCTACAGCAGCGACTCTGCATACCTTGCGGCTATCTCTAGTGTTGCCGAAAGCATCAAGAATGTAGTTTTGCCAAGCGACAACCAACTGCTGGAAGATGTGACCGCTGTGCCGGCTGCGATCACCGCGATCTCTGAAGACCCAGATGGCCGCGGCTGGCTGATCCAGTGTGAGCTGACCGAATGGGCACTGGACATCGATGCAGCGAATCTGGACATGACCGCCATAGGCGAGACCTTTGGCGAAAACTCCAAAGCACTGGTCAGAGGTGCCGGCTCGCTTCAGTTCTTGGCTGAAAACAAGCTGCAGGCTGGCGAGCAGACCAGCAGCACGCTGCTGCGCTTGGTGCTGCTTACTGAGCGCAACACCAAAGCAAGCGCCAAGTTCTATCTGTACAAAAACCGCACTCCTGTTTCGCCACAGATCGGCAGCACTGCCTACTACGGCTGTGATCTGCTGCTCACGAATTCACGAATCAATGTCAGGGCCGGTGAACTGATTGCCGGATCTACCGACTTCGTTGTCAGTGGCGAGATCGCACTCCGGTTCACCTAGGGACCGTCGGTAGACTTCCAGCAGATAGTGACTGAAGTGGCGTGGCCTCCCTTGAGCTTGCTGGCGCTGCTGGCGCCCTAGACAACATCAATGCCACGCAGGCAGAGTTCAGGGCTCAGATCGCCGCGCTCAATGACCTGATGCGTCAGGTGGCTGGCACAGCCAACGTGGCCGCCGGCAGTAGTCAACAGATCGACCCGTTGACGGCGCCGTTCACGCTGTACGTCAACCCATACATCGGACAGGACACCTTCGCGGCAGGTTCCTACAACACATACGAAGCGCCCGGCGGCAGCACTGATGAGGAGATCATCGAAGCCAAGCTCAAGCGCCTAGACAAGCAGCGCCTCACTTGCGGTTTCAGCCCACAGCGCCCGTTCAAGACGATTAACCGTGCGGTCATTGAGGCCGCGATCATCACCAGCAAGAACTGGTATTCGATCACCGATCCAAAGGCGCACCTGGATTGCGTGTCGATCATCCTGGCGCCTGGTGTTCACACGGTCTACAACGACCCTGGCTCTGGCACCCCAGTCACTTGGGTGGACGGGTATGAGCCGACGCCAGAAGACCTGATCAAATTCAACCCAACCAACGGCGGCATCCTTCTGCCCCGTGGTTGCTCGCTCTGCGGCCCTGATCTGCGCAAATGCACGTTCCGCCCAACGTATGTGCCAACTCCTGCCGATGAGCTGGCAGACCGCAGCAACCGCAGCGAGATCTTCAAGATCACTGGCACCGGCTACTTCTTCGGCTTCACGTTCTTCGACAAGATCAACAGCACAACCAGCCATCACCTGCTGTCTGGATTTGGCTTCGCCAGCAAGGCTGAGCTGGATGCCTTCTACACAAAGGTGCGCACCTATGTGGGCAGCCCGGCCAACCTGAGCAACGCTCTGACAGTCACAAGGCCCACCGAGTACCAGATCGTTGGCCCGATCGACGACACCCCAGACCAGGACTGGGATACCACGTCTTCAGCTTCGCCCTACATCTTCAACTGTTCGGTGCGTTCTGAATACGGCATGGGTGGCATCCATGCCGATGGCGCCAAGGTCGAAGGCCTGCGCTCGATGGTGACGGCTAACTACACAGGCGTGTCCCTGCAAAAGGACATGTCCAGTTGGGAGCTGTACAACGGCAGCGCTTGGGTTCAGATGCCGAGCTACGCCACATACATCAGCAGCGACCCGAACAATGTTCGGATGAAGCCCACGCGGCGTAGCTATCACATCCGGGCGATCAACAACGCTTTCATCCAAGAAGTCTCGATCTTCGCCATTGGCCAGGGCGTTCACCACGCCACTGAGAGCGGTGGCGAGGTCTCGATCACCAACAGCAACAGTTCGTTTGGCGGCTGCGTTGCGATCGCAACCGGCTACAAGGCCAAAGCTTTTGACCTTGATAAGGAGTGGCGGATTGGCTACATCAAGACCCCGCTGAATGTCAGCCAGAAGACCGGCAACATCCAGAAGTTCTTCTTGGGCACTATCGGCAGCTATGCAGACGGCCAGTTCCGCTTCGATCTCAGCGAAGCGCTGGTGGCAGCTGATGGCTCAACCACAGTGCCAGAGATCTTGGCTGATCTTGGCTACACCCTGCGTGAGGACAGCTACATCTGGGTCGAGAACCCCAATGGCACCGACTGGAGAGCTCGACTGGCTGCCAATGCCTGGAGCACGAGCGACGCAGATCGGATCTTCATTAAAGACGTTCTGCAGGATGAGACCGGCGTCAGCCCTGGCATCCCGCAGAACAGCAGCACAAACCGAGCAATCGGGCGCCGCGTCTACGTGCGGCGTTTGATCGACAACCGCACAGCATCAGAGCGGCGTCTGGCGATTGGCATGTTCGCCACTGAGGCGCCGACCCGCTTGGTGCAGCGTGAATACGTCTTGCAACTGGACCCCACCCCGGCAGCACTGTTCGGGGATGTGGATCCGTTCGTGAATGGCACCTTGCCCACAAGCGACCCGCTGATCGTGACGACGGTATCGGCGGTGGACTTCTCTACCACCACCTACCCGGAGTTTGCTCTTGGTGGTACCTACAAGACCCAGGAGGTGCAGCTGCGCCGCAGCAACCCCGACATCACCTACGCGAACAGCACCTTCTACAGAGCTGGCACGACGGTCAAATACAACGGCAAGCACTTCACCGCGCTGCGTGATCTGACAACAGCCGCCAGCGGTGGCCCTGCTGCTGATGACTGGCAAGAGAGCTATGTCCACATGCCCAGCGCCCACCAGGCCGACGAAAAGCTGGACAACCAGAGCTACAGCCTGGTGCTCGACAACGACACAGCAAACCAGCAGGCCAGCACAACGCTTGGATTCAATTTCAGCACGCTGTGGACCACGGCTTCGCCAAACGTAGTTGAGGCATCGATTCAAGCTCAGTACCGCAGCAGCAACGACTACCAGGGGGCTTACTCCCTGCTGCGTTTCCTGGGATTCAGTGAAGCTGCATCTCATGCAGCGCTACAGCCCCGCGCTGAGGCTGATCGCAGGCGTGATGTGAACAACACCACGCAATTCCCAACAGCACCATCCGGTGGGCTTGCCACTACGCGGAATTGCTGGGCTGCTGAATTCCGCCGGCCTTCAGTGCTGCGCTTGTTTGCTCATGCTTTTGAGTGGGCTGGCACGCTCAACTACACCAAGGGCTTCCCAGCGGTGCAGCAGACGCTGACCTCGCTCAATAAGTTCACCTACTACTTCACCAACGAGCTCGGCGGCCGCGTCTATCCCTCTGGCTTCAACGAAGAGGGCTACATCGTCAAGAGCAACGGCATCGAGGATCTGAGCACCGGCCAGACCCAGAGCCTGACTGCGCTGGCGAACGTGGATGAGGATCCTGTCACCGAGTTCCCCAATGGCATTTCGGCACAGGGTGAGAGCTTCTTTAACGACATCACGATCACAGGTCAGGCGAATTTCACGCTGAGCGCCAACCTGTCATCTGCTGAGTCGCCGCTTGGCCCGGTCTCGCTGGCAACGCTTACCGACATTGAAGGCACTTCGGTGCCTTTGACTGATGCCGCGATCCTGGACAACAACCAGCCGAAGGCCATCACCAATCTTGGCCTGAACTATTGGCGAGAGTACAACTCGCTGCTGAGCGCTAAGGACTTCAGCTTTGAGACTGGCACTGATGCCGATGAGGTGCCGGTCGCAGGGATGCTGGGCCGGCTGGCTTTTGTCGATGAATGGTGCGGGTATGCCCAGGGCGGCGGCAGCGTCACGCAGCTGACTGACAAGGCCACGGGCGTGACGCTAAATACGCCTTGCGGCCAGATCACGATGAACGGCGCGGCATTGGCTGCGGATACAGCCGTTGCGTTTACGCTGACCAATAGCCAGATTGCCCCGCAGGATGTTGTCGCTGTCAGCATTAAGTCCGGCGCCACAGCAGGCGCTTATTCCGTCAGCACCCTGGACATCGCAAGCGGTTCGGTGAAAATCGTTCTGCGAAACCTCACCGCTGGATCACTGTCTGAGGCGGTGATTCTCAACTTCGTGCTTATCAAGTCCACCATCACCGCCTGATCCCTCGCCATGGCCATCAAAGAGCTTTTCTACGACAATCGCCCCCAGGTGCTGCTGGACCCTAGGGCGTCGCAGCGTATTGACCCGAGGTTTAAGTTCACGAGGGATTCGGCCGGTACATATATAGATCGCGATGGCGTTTTGCGTGCCGCTAGCGCAAACCAGCCGCGATTTCAATACGATTATGAAACAGGAGAATATCGCGGGCTCCTTTTGGAGCCGCAATCAACAAACATAATAACCCACAGCCGAAACATTGCCGACGGTACATGGAATAAAAACGAGCTGTTGTCATGGGCTAGCGATGTGATTGATGCTCCTGATGGCACGCCAACAGCCGATCAAATTACGTTTAAAAACGATAGCACTAATTCATATATCGTAAAAGCTATCGGCATAACTGGCGGTCTTGTTTATAGCGTTTCATGCTGGGCAAAAGGTAACCAAGGCCAGAGGGCCAGGCTCTACACCGAGGGCACGGGTGGCGGTGCCTATGCCTACAAGGCAGCCGATTTCACGCTAACGGGAGAGTGGCAAAAAGTAGCCTTAACAATTCAAACGAACACAGGCAATGGGGTTGGAACGGTTGTCTTACAAAGCAATGTAAGCGGATTGACCGCAACAAGCCTGTATGTTTGGGGCTTTCAATACGAGAACCAGCCCGCAGCCACTAATTACATCTATACAACTACTGCAACTTCAACCCGCGCCGCCGATCTCCTCTCCGTAGAAGCCCCCCTGCCAACTAGCGGCTCCGTTTACATCGACGCCCGCGCAATCAGCACTAATCAAAACGACACGCTGCTCAGCCTCAAGAACAGCAGCAACGACAAGATCGATCTAGGCTTCTTTTCCAATGCGGCAACTTACAACTCGCTGGCGCTGATCTCCAACTACGACGGTACAAGCAAAAGCTCTCTACCCCTGCCGGTGCCAACCACCAACCGCGAGCGCAACATCATCACGTATGGCTCACAAAACTATCAGTACGGCAGCAACACTTCACGCTTTGCCACGTCGCTAAGCAGCTCAGTGCCAACTGGCCTCAACCAGCTATCCATCGGCCACGATGCTGTCGATCCGACCAAGGCGTTTAAGGGCTACATCAACAGCGTCTACCTGTGGCAAGGCGAGCTGACGCCTGAAGTGGCCGAGGCCTTGGTGCGCAGCGATCTCGATCCAATCAATGCTGACACCTTCGTGCCTACTGGCCCCCCTGGCTCGCTATCGATCATCATCAACACTCAGGGGGCTAGCGCCTCTGGAGACAAGGTATTCGCCCTGCCGGCTGAAAGCGTCGCGAATGACAATGATCTAGTGATCACATGGGGTGATGGCACTGAATCGGGCCTTGAAAACGCTGCTGCTGAGCTTGGCGCTGCTGGCCTGCAGAAGACATACACAGCCGCTGGCATCTACTCGATCTTCGTAGAAGGCAAGCTAGAGAACCTGCAGTTCAACAACAGCGCTAGCGCACCTGACTTGGTGCAGATCGTCCGGTGGGGCACAACTGCCAACGGCAACGATGTGTTCCTCAGCCCGAGCACGATGGCTAACGCCTTCTACGGCTGCAGCAAGATGGATTTCTCCAGCGTTGCAAGAACAACGAATCTGCCGGATACCAGCGCAGTGCAAGACTGGTCTCAGGCGTTCTACAACTGCAGCAGCATCACCGGCATCTTCCCTCAATTTAATTTCAGTGCTGCGACGACCTTTAGATTCACATGGCTTAACTGCAGCAGCATGACAGCGTTTACGGCTGCAGGTGGCCAGCCGCAAAACGTAACTGATTTTAGTGCAGCCTGGAATGGCTGCTCAGGGCTAACAAGCTTTCCTTTGATTGATACTTCATCAGGCACGAGCTTTGCTTCCGCTTGGAATGGATGCTCAGGCTTGACAAGCTTCCCGCTGCTCAACACTGCAAGCAGCGATAACTTTTCTAATACTTGGTCCGGTTGCTCTGGGTTGACAAGTTTTCCGTTAATCAATACTTCAGCGGGCACAAATTTCTACGCTGCTTGGATTGCCTGCTCTGGCCTCACAAGTTTTCCGCTGATCAATACTTCAGCGGGCATCAACTTTGGTTATTGTTGGTTTGGCTGCACTGGCCTCACAAGTTTTCCGCTGATCAATACTGGAGCAGGCGAATACTTTTACGCTGCTTGGTATAGCTGTACAGGGCTAACAAGCTTTCCTTTGATTGACACCTCGGCAGGCACAAATTTCTCTTATGCTTGGCATGTATGTTTAAATCTTGCAAGTTTCCCACTAATTGACACATCTTCCGGCACGGAATTTGTTGCTACTTGGACCACCTGTGTCGACTTAACAAGCTTTCCGCTAATCGACACATCGGCTGGAACCAACTTCTCAGCTAGTTGGTCTGGGTGCACCAGCCTTACCGCATTCCCGGCTCTTAACTTTGACGCCGCAACTGGTCTTGCGTCTGATTTAGGCATCAGCACAGGCTTCCGCGACACTTGGAATGGTTGTACCGCCCTTGCAAATTTCCCCGCCAACCTCTTCGATAACACCACATGCACTCGCTACCTCGACGCTTTCACTAATTGCGCCTTAACCGCCGCATCCATCGAAAACATCATCGTTTCGATTGAGTCTGCAGGTACTTCCAATGGCAATCTCGGCCTTGGCGGAGGCACCAACGCAGGCGCTTCAACCTGGACAGCTGCAGCCGTCACCGCTTACAACGCTCTGGTCGCTCGCGGCTGGACCATCACCCGCAACGCTTGATCACCATGGCCCTTTACACATTCGATGAGCAGAGCTATGTCGTCATTCACAGCGATGACGGATACCTGCAGTTCAGTGAAATGGGTGCCGGCACTGAGCTGGTCACTCCGTATGACGTGGAAGTTTTCACAGACGAAGCCGAAGCCAAGGCCCGCGCCGAAGAGCTGGGCTATGTCTTTATTGACC